AGTCCGCCCTCGTCTATGACCACTAGCGCGGGCTTATACTCCTCGATCACGTCGATGACGCGACCCACGACCTCCATCGTGTCGTCGCCACGGTAGCGTCGGATGCTCAGTATGTCGCGGCCCTGCCTTATGGCGATTACGGTAGCGTCGGCACCAAAGCGTGCTGGATCCACTCCGACCACGATGGGCGCGGACTGGTCGGATATAGCGGGACGTTCCATTGCCTCGTCAACCAGCGCGTTTCCGATGAACTGGTCGTCGCTGGCGTTGGGGAACTGACCGTAGACCTCGACGTGGGCTGCGCTGGAGTCGGGGCCATACTCGTCAATGATCTGTTGATAGACGGCTTTATCCGTGCCTTCGACGGAGCGGGCATCGACAATTTTATTTCGCCAAAAGTCTCGCTTGGAGTTAAAACACTCATAAAAGTAACCAGAGTTACGACGGGGGTTGCTGAAGCACAACCAAAAGCGATTAGGGGTATTTTCCGTAAAAAAGCCCGCTGCAACTGACCAGATACTATCATCAATTCCGCTCGCCTCATCGAACACCAGCATGACACCCGCGAAGTTATGAACTCCGGCGTAGGAATCTGGATTCTCTGCACTCCACAACCGCCCTTCTACGCCCCAATAGCGCGTTCCCATCTTCAGATCTCGTTCAACTAGCTCCGCTATCCACTTCGCCGGTAGGACTCTGGTTGCGCTGACCTCGAACCAGTGGCTGTGTATCGACATACTTAGCCACTTGGTAATTTCGGCCCATGTGACGCTACGAAGCTGCGCCTCTGAGTTAGCCGACACGATGGTCGTTGAGCCGATCCGCGTGGTCAGCATCCAGATCGTTAGCCATGACACGAGGGCGGACTTGCCAATACCGCGCCCAGATGACACCGCCAGTCGCAGCGTCTCAAAGTCTATCTTGCCGTTGTTAGCTTTGATGTGCTCGCGTAATTCTGTCAGAATTTCCCGTTGCCATTTACGCGGCCCCTCGAAGTGCTCAAGTGGCGTATTCGGTTTTTTCCACGGGAACGCTAATCTGACGAAGGCCAGTGGATCGTTCTTCAGCGTCGTATTCCACAGCGTCGCCATCAAGCGCTGTTCTTCCTCCGGGCTGTATATAGTCGTCTGCATCTATGATCTGCCCTTCAATCACGCGCTGTTGCGCTTCCTGTAGCGCCGCCGTGATGCTGATCGTCTGGTTAACCTCTACGCTGACAGCCTGCTTGGCTACCCAATTGTGAACATGCTTCAGCACATCTAACGCCGCTTTAGTGTCGCCAGCCATCGCCGCTTTACGCAACACGTCAGCCATTTCCATTTCGCCTTCAGCGCGGCCTTTGATCTCTGCATACTCCGCAATCGGGTCGAGCTGTATCAATCGCCGATACTCAGTCGGCAGCATCCCAGAAGCTAACGCCAGCGCGTCGCCCTTGAGTCCGCGTTTAGCGGCTTCATAAATCTTTTCTAGCCGTGCTTCGGTTGCCCGTATTTCGCGCGGCTCATGGGGGATGGAACTAAAGCCACCATCTGCGTAGAAAGCCATAAAAAGTTTTATAGCACACAAAAATAAAAAATAAAAAAGTTTGTGTAATCCCTGCGTAGATATTCCCAGACTGCTCAAGGCCCAGTCCCCCCGTCGACATTCAGCCTAGGCATTACGTTTACATAAACTAAGTAGACATTCAAGCCTCGCATTGTGTTTACATAAACTAAAGTAGGGTAGTTCGGGTAATCGAAAAACAAATCGCACCGACCTATTGTAAACAGGGTTTCCCTGGGGAAGTTTGCAATTTTGCGTCGGCGGGGCGGTAGGGCAAAAGTAGGGTAGTTTTGGAGGTAATCGTAGGGCAATCGCTTTTTAGTTCTAACTAACTGATTTAACGTTGTTCCGAGGGCGTAGGGTAATTAGGGCAATCGTTTTCGCAGTCCTACCTACTGTATTATAAAGTTAATATACTAATCTTATAGACTATTACATCAAATTCTAATAAAGGTTTATCAATTACCCTAACTACCCTAAATAACTAAAAACCCCTGCCAATTCAGAGCGTTACATCCCCCCCGAAAACCGCCCTAACCGATACCTTTTCACTACCTTTCGATTACCCTAAATAACGCCCTTGTAAAAAAGTTATTGACGGCATGTGTAAAACGTGGGACTGTTTACCTGTAACGAATCAGTTTACATTCTACCAGGGAGACAAGGATATGCAGTATTGGAACTTCAAAGATTTTGAACAAGACGATTACGCGCTTATACATTTGGGCGTTATCTTCTGGAATCAAACGCCGCGTTATTGGTAGGAGCAAATTACATGCGCACCGTTCAGATCATAGAGACGATAGTTTTCACAATCGCCGCGACGCTATTCGTCCCAACGATGGCGCTGGCAGTTTTGTATTTCGTTTATTAAGGAGCTAAGATCATGCAACTTAAATCTAAATTTCTACAAGATCACTTCTATGATGATGACGTGCCTTACGATATCTTTATAGAATCGTATAAAGCAGCCGTCAGAGTTTTAAATAACCCTGAACTGTATCCAAACTCTGATTATGGATACTTTGTAACACTCGAAGAAGAATTGATGCTACAAGCGCCCACATGGTGTGGGTATTGTCGCTAACTGTAATAAATCCACATAGGAGCTAAGACAATGAATACTTACGACATCGAATACACTGATACATTTGGCGGCGAATCTAACTACTCATGGGTGAGGCGCGCAACTATTACCATGCCGGAGCTTACTCACTACGGCTATGACGGCTCGACTAACTATTCCAAGGCAAACAAGATCTACCGACGCGAGTTGATGAAGAAAGCGAAAGCTGCCGTAGGGATCACCGGCTTGCGTGGGCGCGTCGAAGATTATGGAGACATGATAGACTTTCGACCATATGGCTGCTGCACCGTATTATTTATCCAATACGCCGACTAATCTGTAACAAATCCACATAGGGGAATAAAACAATGGCTGATATTTACGATCAACATCGCGCGGCGTTTTCTAACGTGTCCGCATATGTAATCACTAAAGACGGAGAGCGCGTTGCAACTATCGCGTTTAAATTCCCGCGCGATGGTGCAGGGCGTCTTTATGCCTACGTGCATTGGTTAGGCACTGAGATGGCGCGCGGCTTTGCTGGCGGCTATGGCTATGACAAGCGAAGCGCCGCTCTAGCTGATGTTGCGCGCAAACTATACAAGCGCCCCGATTATGAAGAAAACACGCGCAAACATGCCGTGTTGTCCCTATCCAATTTTATCTTTGCATTGAATAAAAACGACGGCAAATCGTGGGAAGATAATCTGCGCGATGCGGGCTTCACAGTGTTGGGGGCGGTCTGATGTTAGAGCTTGAACTAGAGATAGAGGCGCTCGACGCGCTCATAAAGATCATAGACGCGCAACCTGCGCCCTTACCGTGGCATCTCATCGACGCGCGCGAGTCCATGCGCGAGGCGCTCGACAATGAGTATGAGCGCCGGGCTGATGCTTTCTTTAGCAATGGGGAAAATTATGCGTAACGAATTTACATTTGAATTTAGCGGCATGGAAATCTTGCCGGGCTATGACGTTTACGCAAGCGGACAGGCGGACATAGCCTACAGGCTAGTGCGCCCACAGCCTGACGTAGGGATCATGCGAAAGCATGTGTTGATAGAAGTGTTGTCAATCGTTTTAGACGCGACACCATATGACGCGCCAAATCTTAACTTAAGCCAAGATCATCCACTTTATGACTTGATAGTCGTGGCATTGGTAAACAATGACGACGTATTTAGCGCATGTATAGAGGATAGCGAAAATGTCTAAAATGAAAGACTATTACGAGTTCTTACAGATGCTGTATCGACTCGACACTGACGCCTTGCGCGTCATGCTAGAGTATGAGTGCGATGACTTTAGACGCCAATTGATCGAAGGCGAGATAGGGGCGCGGGCATGAAAACAGGCGCACAAAGACAGCTAAAAGATCCCGGCGCGCTAACGCCCTATGAACAACAAATCTGGGACATGCGACAGCAAGGGCTAACCAATGGTCAAATCGGCAAAGCCATGAACCAGTTACCCGCAAGCGTAGCTTCGCGCATTAAAGTCATAAAAGAAAAACTGGAGTTACAGGATGCGCTCCGCATGGTGGGATGAGACAACCGAACGAGAGGGTGACGTGTTCGTGCGCGAGATAATAGCTGAAGTGGCCGATGAGTT